GCGAGCACGTCACGCACGCACGACCTTCTCCACGCGCAAGCGTGCTCTCGCGCACTGCTTGCTCTTGGCCGCACGAGCACCGCACGAGCCAAAGCTTGCGGCCGTAGCCTTCAATCCTGCGCACGAGTGTGCGCTCTCCAAACGTATCACCAGGTTTCATTGCCACCCCATCGGTGCGACCAACATCTGACGACGAAGCACAGACCAACACGACGTGCAGACGTCGGCGGGTCTCGGCTGTAGAATGTCCTCCGTGTGCTCGCCCGCGCTGCGAGCGTCTTCGCGTTCGCGACCACAAAGCGTCTCTTCACGCGTCCAAGTGAGGCACACTGTTCGCCTGCGCGTCATCGCGTGATCATCCTTTCCCACTGCGTAAAGAATCGTACGCCAGCGCGGCGCATGGCATCGTCAAGCGGTGCGAAGCTCGACTTGATTCGACCGTCGCAATAGGTGAGCGACGCGTGTTCCGTCGGAAGATACTCCGGCAGCGCCTTGGCGATGCAGATGATCGGCGTCAGCGCATGAAGCGCTTTCCACGGACCTTCGCACACTGACGTCAAAGCGCGATCAAAACGCCAGATTGCGGCCTCCTGCATGCCAGCAAATGACGCCATCTCAACGTGCACCGACGGCCCAAAGACGTCGGCGCCCTTGGCCTCGACCGACCCCTGTCGCTCTCCTGCGCGGTCGAAGAAATCGACGCGCACAACGTTCGGAGAAACAATCCACTGCGTTCCGCTCTGCGAGTGGCTGAACGAGATCGAGTTCCCCTCAACGTGCGGAGGCCTGTTTGTCTTTGCGGCCTGTGCGTATGCGCTAGCCGTCTCCCAGTTCCATCGCGCGTCCTTCGGGATGGCCTTCGCCCATCCCTGCGAATAGCTGCGGCCAAGGCGAATCGCCAAGCGGCCGACCATGTCTACGTCGATCATGCGAAGCAACCTCTTTTTAACAGCTCCTCCACTTTCTCTTTCGCCTGAAGAAAACCAGCGCAAACGAGCACCGTGTGGTCGATCGACTCCAGGTAGCGGTGCCAATCTTTCTGCTGCGTGCTGACCGTGCCTCCGTCCGCGCGCTTCATCTCGATCCAGAGGTTCCATGCCGGGATGAGGAGGTCGGGCACGCCCGCAACGACGCCTTCGGCCTTCAACCTTGCGCCGGTCGTTCGACTGCGTTGCGAGCCGTTCGGGATCGCGAGGATGCGGATCGCCGGGTACGTCTTGCGAAACCAGCTGACGAACTCGCGCTGTTCGACGTGCTCCGTCCGCGCGGGCGTCTCACTCAGAACGGGACGAGCTCTTCCCAACTTTCGCATGTGTTCTCCTCTTCCGCCCACTCGCGCGGCGGCGCTGCCTTGTGCACGGTGCACTCGTTCGAAGGCGTCCACTCATCGGCGAGGTAGTGCCGACACGAGAGACAGCACTTCGGCGGATTCGCGACGACTTCAAGCCACTTCTTCACGGCGGACATCGGGCCACTCCCGTTTCAAGATCGAGGGCAAGTCCCCCGGCTTCTGCGTGTAGCGTACCACGGACGGAGGCGGCGCGTCGTTCATCTCGCGCGCGATCTCGTCGAGGTCGTAGGCAAGCGAGACGCCTGGCGAGACGCCTGCGCTCGTCGCGATGCGCGCAAGCGTGCGCCGCGCCTTGTCGCCAGGGTAGCCGTCGTGCGCGACGCAAAGGTACTCGTCGACCGACTCCGTGAGCCCGCCGTAGTAGCGCACGCGCAGCGACTCTTTGCCCGACGAGCGCCCGACGTGGCGGCGCCACTCCCACTCGGTGACGCGGAGCTCGTGGACAAGCGAGCCGGGCGGCGGCCCCATGATGTCGACGTCGCGGAGCTCGAGCTTCTTCGGCTCGGGCGCCGGGAACTCGAAACCGCACGACGGGCACACGCGCACCGTCGGGTGCACGAGCTCGGCGCAGGCGTCGCAGACCTTCACGGGCGCTTCGCCGTTGCCTTCGCGGCGCCTCCCTGGTGGCTCGACGGCGGTGATGGGTCCGTGGCGCTCGACGACGCCCGCGAAGTCGAGGACGAGGCAGTCCTTCGCGTTCTTCTTCGGCCTCATGCCCCGCACCGCCATCTGGAGGTAGAGCCCTGGAGATGTCGTCGCACGAAGGAACGCGATGCAGTCGAGCTCTGGGAAGTCGTACCCGGTCGTGAGAATCCCGACGTTGCACATCGCGCGCAGCTTGCCGGACTCGAAGTCGCGGAGCTTGCGCTCGCGCTCTGGCTTCGAGTCTTCTGCGGTGAGCGACTCCGACGCGATGCCGCGGCGACGGAATGCTTCCGCAACGGCGGCCGAGTGCGCGACACCAGAGCAGAAGACGAGCCAGTGCGCGCGGTCTGTCGCTCTGTCGATGATCTCGTCGACGATCGCAACGTTGTGCGCCTCGGTGTTGAACCTGCGCTCCATGTCGGCTGCGACGAAGTCGCCTCGGCTCTTTTTGAGTCCGGCCGTGTCGAGCGAATGACTCGTTGCCTTCGAACGCAACGGAAAGAGGTGCCCAAGCGCGACCAGCTCTTCAATTGACACGGGCTCGATGATGTCCGAGAAGAGCGCGGAGTCTCCTTCCGTGATGAGTCCTTGTCCGAGTCGATACGGGCTCGCGGAGAAGCCAACGACGCGCATCTGCGGGTTGATGGCGAAGAGGTCGGAGAGCAGCTTACGATACATGCCCGTCTCGGTCGTGGAGATCGCATGGGCTTCGTCGACGAGGCAGATATCGATATGCCCGAGCTCCTTCGCGCGCTTCGCTACGCTCCCGATTCCGGCGTAGGTGATTGGTTCACCCATCTCGCGGCGACCGAGGCTCGCCGAGTAGACGCCGAGCGGCGCGCCGGGCCATAGCTTACGCAACTTGTCGGCGTTCTGCGCGATGAGCTCGCGGGAATGCACGACCATGAGAACGCGCGTCTCCGGCCAATTGGTAAGCGCATCCTTTACGATTGACGCGATCACGACGCTCTTTCCAGAGCCGCCCGGCATGTTCAACACCGGGTGCCCCTCGCGGTTCTCCTCGAACCACTTGTAGAGCATCGAGATTGCTCGCTCTTGGTACGGCCTCAGTTTCATTTGTGCTTTCTTATGTATGCTGTTGCAGCCAAGAGGATGTTTTCATCCTCCCGCATCAGTCCGATGCCTTGATTGCATCTTCCACATAGGAGTCCACGGACCTTTCCAGAGGCGTGGCAGTGGTCGATGTGATATTTTTCACTAATGTTTGACTCGCAAATCGCGCATCTATGATGCTGCGTTTCAAGAAGCGAAAGGACGCCTTGCTCGTCCATTCCGTATTCTTTTTTGATACGTGCCCACTTTGCTGAACGCGCTCTCTTGCGCATCGCGGCAACGTTGCATTCCAGGCAGTTGTTCGTGACAACCGATCTCCGCATGTGACCCTTTGGGCATGGCGTGTCGGGTGTGTACTCAGCGTGCCCACCAGCCAAGGCCGCAAGCGCCTTTTCGTGATTTGAAGGCGACATGCCGCGCGGGTTGATCAGTGCCTTTTTCCGCTTGATCGCTATGCACTCGATGCAGTTTCCAGAGGATGCGTAACGAAGCGCAAGGTGACCCTTCAGGCATCGCTTCCCTGTGAAATATCGCGTCTCACCAATTGCGATGGCTCGCTTACCCGTTGATTGAAATCGAGAAAGTTCTGGGTCGAGTTCCTGCTTCTTGGCCATGGTGGACCCATGTTAGCACGCGAAATCTCATAACGCATAGGTGCAGCTTCATCCGACGACCTTCGCGCCGAACTTGCGGCGAAGCTGCACGAGCGTCGGGTCGACGCACGCCTTCGGATTCGCGATGAGCTCCGTCGAGGCGAAGCCGCTCGGACCGTTGGCGACCTCGGTTCCCTCGACGTCGAAGACGGGGTCGCCACCCTCGATGCGCCGGAACGCCCACGGCACGAGATCGAAGTGCAGCGAGTGGCACTCGTGCGCCTCGCGCATCCAGTCCGTCGGCATCACGTTCTGGTCGTGCCGCGCGCACGTCCACGTCCCGTCGGCCTCGGCGGTCGAGTGCGCGCACGTTCGGCAGTTGACCTCCTTCGTCACCTTCGAGCCGTGGCAGAAGTCGTGCGCCGAGCAGAACTTGCACTCGTACCAGCTAGGATCCGAGCTAAGCGGCGGCGGGATCTCGTCCTGCGTTGCGAGCTGCTGTCCACGCTCCACGAGGCGCTCCGCGCGCACCTTGTCGAGCTTGAAGCGCTCGACGTGGAGGCGGTCATCGTCCTTGCAGACGGCGACGTAGAGGGCTCGGTCGATGCCCGTCCCGAGCATGTACGCCTGCACCTGCGCGAAGTGCTTCGGGTGAGCCTTCTCGACGCCTTCCTTCTCGAGCGCCTCGAACGACTTCTTCGAGTGCGTCTTGATCTCAAGGACGTGGGCCCTCTTCGGTGCGCCTGGCACGCCTGCGGTGATGATGCCGTCGATGGAGCCCGAGACGTGCGAGCCGAAGTCAACGCGCGTCTGCTCGGTGCCGGTCGAGCGCACCTTGCAGCCAATGGCGCGGAGGTCTTCGACAACGGTGGCTTCCTCGTTCTGGCCTCGCCGGAAGACGCGCAGGATGCGGCCAGGGAAGTTCTCGCGCACGGCCCAGCGGAAGCCGAGCCAGAGCTTGCGATCGCACTTCTCTCCGAGCGTTGAGGCGCCCATGTGAGGGCGGAAGGCGTCGGCGTGGTTGCTCCTGCGAGCCTCGTGCGCTGCGTCGATTGCGGCGGCGATGGTGTGTTGGGGGTCAGGGATCTTCATTTTTCTCCCAGCTTAATGATGCGCTTCTCGCACGCGCGGCAGTCGAGCCGCATGCCGCCCACGTCATCGATCCAGTCGTCGCCGTGCGGCACCTTGCCACAGAGGCTCCAGTGCGCGTCGGGCTCGAACCAGTGCGCGCGAGTGATGCGCGCCGTGTCTCTGATGCGCTCGGGCTTGTACTTCCAGGTCATCGCTTCCTCTTCTTCGGGAACAGCGCCTCGACGATGGCGGCGGCGTCTTCCTTTGCCTTCTGCCTGAACGCCTCCATGATGCGCTCGTTCAGTTGTTCGGACTTGTTCATGGCTTCATGGCCTCCAGCACGACGATGCGCGCCCTCAGTTCCATGATGCTCGTCTGCGCATCGATCATGGCCTGATCGAACGCTTTGCGCTCTTGGTCTCGCTCTAGCGTGACTCGCTCTAGGCGTTCCTCGGCGGTGATGGCGCGTTCAGCAAGCGCGTTGATCGCGTGCTCAATCGTGCGGTCAAACTCAATCGGCACGACGCATCCAGCATCCGTCAGCGCGCCGTGCGCTCGCTTCAGCATGACTTCGCGATGACGAAGCCTCGCAAGCTCCTCAACCACCAGTCCATCTGGGCTTAGACTGCTGATGAAATCATCGCAACGCAGCCAAATGCCGCTAATTTCATCCGACAGCTTTTCAAGCTCCACGCCACCATCGCCACCTGAAATAGAAATCGCATCCCTGCATTCCTCAATCGTTTTTCGCAGGCGCTCAAGTTCGTCGCGCGACTGAATGTGGCCCATAATGCTGCGCAGGTTATCGCGCTCCCAATCGTTCACAGCTTCACCGCTTTCTTTCCGCCGAGCGCGCGCACCGCCAGCTTGCAGCATGTGCAGCACATTGGCTCCGCGTTCTCGATTTCCATGAGGCATCCACACGCCTTCAGCATTTTGCGCAGCACCTCTTCAAGTTGCGCGACTCGTTCAGCGTCGGTCATCGCGCGCTTCCTTTGCCAGCTCCTTGGCCATCAGCTTGACCATGCTCCATAGCTTGCTCGCTGTAATGTCCTTGCGGTTATCGGTGTCGTACCAGTCCATAAGCAGCTTGCGAAAAGTGCGGAAGTCCAGTCCGGCGGCGCGGAGTCGCTCGGAGTCTTCGTCACGCCCGTTGATGAGGTCAATCAGCGCCTTCCGTGTTGCATCGCACTCGTCTTGGAGTTGCTCGACGTACGCGAGAAGCGCGGGAATGTCGGTGCGGGCGCCGCGCTCAAACTCGTCCTTGTCATCGAACGAATGACCGCGCTTCTCCCATCGCGCCCGGATGGCTTCAAGGTCAGGTTTCATCGATCTCCTCCATTCGTGCGCGCCAGTCTTGAAGCACTGCTCGCGCGATGGTGCGCGGAATGTCGTCCTTGTCGGCGGCTTCTGAAATTTCCACAACGTCGGAAAATATCCGGCAAAAGTCGCGTTCTAGCTCTTCGACGTACGCAAGGAGCTTCATGATTACGCCAGGGTGTCCGCTGGCGATATAAGCACCTTGTAGGTAGTGCTCACGCATCTTGTCGATGTCAGGTCTCATCGCTTCGCCCTCCGCTTCGCTACATGTGTCCACTTGCGCACCAGGCGTGCATGCCCGGCGTCGGCGTCTTCTGGCGTGTTGTACGGCGCGAAGTCGATGTTCTCCGCGCTCGTGTCGCCGTCGGGCAGGATGCGCCAAACCATCGTCTCGTAGGTGCGCTGGTAGCCGATGGGCTCCTGCTCTTTTGCGGACCTCGGCCAGTAGTCCCCCACCGTCGATACGCAGTACGGCCCGACGTGCGTGTGCAGGTGGAATCGGCAGTTGTGCGCGCCGACGAAGTGGCCAGGGTGGCCGAAATGGATGGCGTCAAGGTCGGGGCGGGTCATAGCTCGTCCTCCACGTCCTCGACGCGCGCCAAGTCGCGCCGCATGTCCGCTTGCAGCGCGCGAATCAGCTCGCGGGCTGCGGTGTAGGGTAGATGGAAGCGCGCTTGTTCTTCGCCATCTGTCGTTACGGTGACCACGAACGAACGACGGTCGCGATAGTCCTCATGTCCTGCGGCGAACGCGATGCGCACGCTCGTAGCCTCGCCGCCGCAGTCGTTGTCGGCGATGAATGGGGTTCGGTCGAAGTAGCCCATCGTCATCTCCCGTCCATCACAGCCACGTCCGCAGGAACGTAACTGGCCAGTACGCATCGGAGGCCGCGCGTCGATTCTCCCGTGCGCCAGTACCCGGCATCACGCGCGGAGCGCATGGCGCGCATCTTCGCCTTGTCCTTCGAGACGGCGCGAATGTAGGCGGTCACGCCAAGCCATTCGACGAGGTAGACTTGTTCGCTCATGGCTCCTCCGGGGTCGGGAACGCGAGTCGGCATAGCCACTCTACGCTAAGCGCCCGTGCTCTTTCTTCGGTGCCGAGCCTCACTCGCAGTTGCTCACGACCGAGTCGCTCAGACGCGAGACAGCGGCGCGCGCGGCGCAACTCGCGCTCCAGCGCGGCGCATTGCTCACGCAACCTGGCGATCTCGTCCTTGTATGCCTGGAGGTCTGCATAAAGCCTCGCAATCGGCATGCGCGCGTCCGCCTCAATAGATATAATCCGCGATCCTCGATTGTACGATGCTACGCCCATCACATGCCCTCCTCCGGGGTCGGCAGTGCGCTGATCTTGTGCGCAATCATGCCCGGGTGCGGGCTGCCGAAGTCCATAAACCGCTCCACAACACCGAGGCACGCCTCGCGCATGTGCTCGGCGCCGCGGCGGTAGGCGTTGTCGTGCTCATCGAGCAGCGCACGGCACCAAGCGATCAGTACCGGCGTGTACATGCCAGCGACCGCCGGAATGTTGCTCATGTGGTTTTCAATAGCTTGCAGTTCTTCGCGCGTGATCTTCATGTCTTTTCCGGGATCGGAAGGGCGCGCACATCTGACGCGATGTCATTTAGCCATGCCATGTCGCTTGGGCTGACACCAAGTCGCCCTTCCACGACCTCCCGCGCACACGCCTCGCGCATGGCCTCGGCGCCGCGCCTGTACGCGTCTCGCGCACCGTCTCGATAGCCCGCGTTGAAGTGCTCATTCATCGGAGCGGCCTCCGCACGCAACCGCTCCACCTCCTGGCGCTCTTGCTTCCACTCGGCGTGATAGCGGTCACGCTGTTCGCGCATGACGCATTCAGCCTCCCATGCGGCCTTGGCGGACTCGGATAGCTTCTCCACCTCCGCACGCGCCTCGTCGCGCTCAGCCTTCAGCGCCTCAACCTCCGCTTCGACATTGTCTGCGCGTTTAGCCTCGCGCCGCCCATGATCGTCAGCGGCGACAAGCTCATCCTCCGCCATGTTCAGTAGCCGGCGCAGTCTCGCTGTCTCCGCACGCGCCTCGTCGCGCTCGCGCACGACTGCCTGATATGCCTCATCGGTCCAGCACTCGATGTGCTGCGCCTCGTGGGCGTCCCCGTAGGCCACGTCTGAGCGCAGACGCGCCACCTGGTCGTCGAGCCGCACGATCGTTTCCTCGGCGTGTGCCAGCGCACGGCGCAGGGTGTCGCGCTCACGGCGCGCGTCGTCGCGATCGATTTCCAGGCGGCAGATCTGTTGCCCCGACGTGCCCTTGAAAATCCACAGCTCTTCCTCGGCGGCACGCTTGGCGTCGAGGCATGCTCCAGCATGCGCACGCGCCGCGTCCAGGTCGCTCCGCCATCGCGCGCATGCTTCGTCGCGCTCGCGCGTCAGTCTCTCAATCTCGTCCATACCTGTGCCCTCCAAACTTCATCCGCTGCTCACGCAGCGCGCATCCGCACGACGTGGAATCGCGCGAGGTCAGTTGCCAGCCGTGGCGCTCGACGCGTGCTCCGCAATCGCATTCGCAGAGCCATCGCGCGCGACCGTCTTCGCGCTTTTCGGTGCGGTCGATCACCACCAGTCGGCCGAATCGCTTTCCCCACATGTCCGTGAGTCGCTTGCATCCGCAGGACTTGATCCCGCCTCGTTTCGCTTGCAGCTTTGCGGTCGATACGACCGTCGTATTCCCGCACTCGCAGATGCACCGCCACCAGCGATTTCCTTTGCGGTCTGATGACGGAGCCTCGACCTGCTCGACAACTGTGAGCAGGCCGAAGCTCAGCGTGGCGATCGTCGCTACTTTTTTGCCCACGGCGGAGCAGCCTTCGCTGTCGCTGCAGCTACGGTCTTCGGTGCCGCAGCGGGAGGCGGCGCGCCGTCGAGGCTCTTCGAGCCCGCGACCTCGTTACTCGCGTCGTAACCGTTCGCGGCTTCGCGCACCTTCACTTTGATGGAGACCGCAGAGCCGAGAAGCTCGTCAGTGTCGCCAAGGCGAGGCTTACCGACAGCACGAAGGAGCTCGGCGAGTTGCTGGCGACCAATGGTCTCGGCTGCACTGTTCGCGTTGCGAACGTTGTAGTTCGACCAGACTTTGCGCCCGGCGGGGTCTGCGACCGTGAACTCCACCCGGAGGTAACTGCCGGTCCCGTTCTTGGTCGCGCGCACCTCGGCGCCCGTCACCGTGGCTGAGTACCAGCCAGCGGGGAGGAGCTCGAACGAGCGTTCGGCGGCGGGAACTTCGGATGCGTCAAATTCAAACTGTGCCATGTTACTTGCTTTCTTTGCGTGTGATGGTGAAGCTCGGTCGCCCGGGCGTGGTGGTGATGGCGCCAGTGAGCGGCGCGGTAATACGTTGGTCAGCCGCCTTCCATACGGCGGCATTAATGTCGGCGCTCCAGCGGAAGAGCGAGGACAGGTGCTCGGAAAGGCCGTGCTCGGCGGCGAGCTCCTGAAGGCGCTCGGTGTCGATCTTGCGGTTCAGGCGACCTACGACCTTGATCTGGTAGCCCTGCTCCGTCGTCGACGATGTGGTTCCCTCCTTCGACTCGGGAATCTCGAGGAGCTCGACGAGGCGATCCTCAATCACTCGGCGCCGCTCCGCAGCGGTCCTCTCGGTCTCTTTCCACGCGGACCATTCGACCGCGAGATCGTCGAGCTCTTGACTCATGACGCACCTACGAGGAGGCGAAGGTCGACATCGCCGAACTCGTCGTTGTACGCCTCGACGTTCGGAACAAACACCATTGACTCGGTTTCGCCGCCAACTGACACAACGCGAATCACCGCGCCGGTCGGCGTGTTCATGACGAACGTCACCGAATACGTGTACCGCTCGTCGTCGGCATCGTCGTCTTTGCTCAGTGTTGCCCACACGCTGTTTTCGATTCTCATGCCGCACCTCCTGCGATCTTGCGGATGATGGCGCCGAGGTCTGGCGCCTCCCACGGGTCGAGTCGACCGCTGCGGTCCTTCGCAGTCCAAAGGCCATCGGGCGCGCACATGAGCGCGCGTTGCGGGATGCCCTCGGCGTCCTTCTCCACCCTCAAGGCGAGCACCTCGTCGAAGAAATACGGAAGTGCCTGCCCGGTCTTGTTGCCGGGCATCGAAGGCGCGTAGAAGACTTTGCCCATCTCGTCGGCGGACTTTTCAAGCTTCGCGCTCATGTACACGTTGCGTGGTAGGTCTCGGAATGCGCGAATGAGGTCCGTCATCTGCTCTTGCATCGCGCCGTATGCCTGGCGGGGGTCTTTGGCGACCTTCTTCTCGTGGTTCAGCACGACCTCTGCGATCTCGCTGATGGAGTCGATCGCGACGGACTCAAAGCCGCGCGCCTCTTCGGAATCCGTGAGCCACGCGAAGGCCTCGTGGAGCTCCTTCATCGTGCCGACCTCAAGGTAAGGCAGGTCTTCGCCGACGAGCGAGAGAAGGCCGGCTTCCGCGCTGATGATAATCGGGTTCGGAAGCGTGCGGATGAGAGTCGTCTTCCCCGCTCCGGCTGCGCCGAAGACGAGGAGCTTAACGCCGTTCGCGTGCGCGCTCGACGTGCGTTTGATGCTGATGGCCATGGTGTCTTTCTCCGACGGTCGGCTGATTCCGGTTGTCGGGGTGCGCAGGCGGGGCATCGAGCCCCGCGTCTCCCTCATGGGCTGCGCGGGTGGGCGTTCAGCCCTTCGCGGCCTTGAGCCGCTCGAACCGCTCGCGCTCACGGCGCAAGTCGTTGATGAGGTCGATGACGAGATGCGCCTGAGGGTGCTCGGGCATCGAAAGCCACTTGTTGTGCACCGCGGTCAGTTCCTCGTTCGTGAAGTTCATGTTCGTCTCGTTTACCGCCTCGGTCGGGTGATTCCGTTTGGGCGATGAGGAGACACTACGCGCGTTCGACTCTCGAGTCGAGCTCCTTTTTCATCGTCGATGTCGATTTTCTTTTGTTGAGTGTTTTTCCTGCTTTCCTGAGTGTCGATAATCTTTCTTGCGCTGTGATGGCGAAACGGCGTTAGGATGCGCCGCAGGAGGCATCCATGCTCACGCTCGAAGAGATTAGAAAACGCTTGCAAGACCGAAGGCTCGACGTCGTTGCGTTCGCAACCGGGCTTCACCCGAACTCGGTCGCCCGCATTCGAGATGGGAAGAACAAAGACCCGAAGCACTCCACGCTCGCGGCCTTGTCCGACTATCTCGAGGCGAACCGATGATGACGCGCCTCGAAGCCGCGCTCGCCTACGCCTCGTGGGGCTGGCCGGTGCTGCCGATCGTCCCGAACGGGAAGCTCCCGGCGACGGCTCACGGCGTGCACGACGCATCCACCGACCCCGAGCAGATTCGCAAGTGGTTCGATGGCCGCGACGACCTCAACATCGGCATCGCCGCGGGTAGCCGCTCGGGCCTCGTCGTTTTCGACATCGACCCGCGAAACGGTGGCGACGACTCCTTCGCCGAGTGGACGGAGAAGCACGGCGAGCTCGAGGCCGGTGCGCTGCAACTCACCGCAGGCGGCGGGCAACACTTTCTCGCCGTGCACGACCCGTCGATCCGCTCGTGCAAGCTCGTCGACGGCGTCGACCTGCTCGCCGACGGGCGCTACTTCCTCGCGTTCCCGTCGACGATCGATGGGCGCGCTTACCGGTGGGAGGTGTCGAGCGACCCGTTCGACGGGGTGGCGCCTGCGAGCATTCCCGATGCTTGGCGCGCCGCGATGACGCCAACGCGAGCGCCGAAGCCCGTCGTCGGAGCCGAGCTCATCACGGGCAACCGCAACGCAGGGCTCGCCGCTCTTGCGGGCGCGATGCGGCATCACGGCATGACCCGCGCGGAGATCCTCGCGGCCCTCGTCGTGGCGAACGAGGAGCGGTGCGAGATTCCGCTTCCCGCATCCGAGGTGCGCCAGATCGCCGAATCCATCGGGCGCTACGAGCCCGAGCACGACACCGCGGCGAACGCTGCGATGGCGGACGACGCCGTCGCCGACTTGCTCGCGAAGGTCGAGGCGCAGCGGACCTCGGAATACTTCCTCACCCGCGCGACGGCGTTTCTTTCCGAGCCCGCGCCGCTGCGGTGGCTCATCAAGGGCTGGGTGCCGGAGGCCGGCGTCACGATGGTATTCGGCGAGTCGGGCGCGGGAAAGACGTTCATCACGCTCGACATGGCGTGCCGAATCGCGACCGGCCTCGACTGGCACGGGCAGCGCGCGAAGAAGGGCGTCGTCGTCTACCTCTGCGGCGAAGGGAACTTCGGCTTCCGTCAGCGCGTCGCGGCGTGGGCGAAGATGCACGGGCGCACCGACCTCGACACGCTCCTCGTCTCGAACAAGGCGATCGACCTCGACGCGCCGAACGCTGCGGCGCAGATCCTCTCCGCGGTGCGCTCGGTCACCGATGGCGACGTCGAGGCCGTCTTCGTCGACACGGTGAACAACCACATGAGCGGCGACGAGAACAGCGCGCGCGACGTCCGCAACATGTTCGGCGCGTGCAACGTCGTCGCCTCGGCACTGAACGCGACGGTCGTCCTGAACCATCACACCGGGCACAACATCGATGCGAAGGGGCGAGCTCGAGGCTCGAGCGCGTGGAAGGCGTCGCTCGATGCGTCGATCCTCATCTCGAAGGGCGACGACGGCTCGATCGAGGTGAGCTGCACGAAGATGAAGGACGCGGAGCCTCCGTCGACGTTCGTCGGGCGCCTCGACTCGGTGGCCCTCGGATGGGTCGACGAGGACGGCGAAGAGGTGAAGGGCGCCGTCTTCGTGAAGCTCGAGGGCGAAGCCACGCCTACTCCAAAGCGCCCGAGCAAGATCGGCGAGGCTCGACGGCAGTTCGAACGCGCGTGGGCGCACGCGGGGATGGAGTGGCGAGCCGATCGCCCGTACGTCAGCCGCGCGGCCCTGAAGGCTTGGTGCATCGAGTGCCTCGGAGACGCTCCGCGCACGGCGACGAACAAGGCGGACGCAAGCCGAGAGGGGAGCATCGCTCACCGGCTCATCACCGCTGGCGTCATCGAGCTCCACGAGCACGGGTGGGTCGCCGTCGACGAGCTCGTCGTTCAGGCGGCGCGATTGTGCTGCGTCAAATGAGGTTTCCCCTGGTTTCCCCTTTTGGGGGAATTTGGGGGAGGGGAGGGGAGGTGGCAAAGGCGTCGGCGTTTCCCCTCCCTTCCCCTCCTCCCCTTTAGGGGAGGGGGTAGTTGAAGCAGAAGCAGCGGGGGCGGGAGCGAAACACGATTTCCCGTTTCGTGCTTCAACCGACCGCTGGAGGTGGCCGGAGCGTGCTTCAGCTTCAAATGGGTTGAAGCACGCAAATTTCTGCGCACCGGAGAAACGTGCAGATTTTTGCGAGGTGGCCGAGTGATGGCCGATCGCGTGGTCAAGGTCAACGATCACGGTCTGCGGATCGGGGATGACCACCCCCGTGCGAAGCTTACCGACCGCGAGGTGGATCACCTGCTGGAGCTTCGCGAGTCCGACCCCGAGTTCTGGAGCTATGCCCGCCTGGCCGAAGCGTTCGGCATCTCGAAGTCGCAGGCCGGGAACATTTGCCGGGGCAGTCAACGCAACCAGACGGCCAAGGATTTCGCGACCGTGCACATGCCCTGAGCCGGTGGT